TACCAAAGAGAGCAAAATGAGCAGAATCACGTTGACACTCATAAGCCAGCTTGATACTCTCACGGTACAACCCACATACTCAGTCTCGACACCATTACGCAGGTATTCAAGGAGACTTTGAGTCCCTGTGGGCTTTCTTCGTTACTGCTATGATGTTTAGCTGGTAAGTAAGCAGCGGGCTTCGATTCCGCTGCTGTCGAAAATAAAGGGAAAACATGACAATCGCAGAACTAACAGCACTGATCGAATCCGACAGCGTGGCACTTGCACACTTCGCTGCGTCTCGTGACCAGCTATGTGCTGAGCGATGCTCAGTGATTGCCCCAACGATCCGCGTCCCGGTTCCTGCTGCCGACATCCAGTATGATGCCAGCGTTAATGGAGTGTGGGCCAAGATCACGATCGCCCGCGAGTCATCAGCCACGCCTGACGAGATCAAGGGCATCTGCATTACCTTCTTGGATTGGGTCAAATCCGGCAGGCCGATTGATTTTGATATGCCCGAAGTCGTGGGGATGCTGGCCGGTCTGGTTGCGGTTGGATTGGTGACATCGCAGCAGGCCATCGACATGGATGCACGGGCCACCGTGAGTCAGGTCATCACATCAAATCAAGTTTCAGATTGCAGAGGTAACTGATGGCCCTTCCCGACAACTTTAAAGTGTCATCAGGAACAACGCGACAGATCCGCAACAGCGGCGGTGATGCTGCAATCACGCTGGCATCGCTTGCAAACGGCAATGGTACGTCAGCAGGCGGAAGGCAGGCCGTTACACTCGACCTCGGTGCACTGTGGGCACAGCGATGGCGGATCGTGACTGAGTTTGAATTTGCCGCGACTCCAACGGCGGGCAATTCAGTTAACCTTTTCGCGTCGTGGTATACGACCACAGGGGCGGGACTTGGCGGTACCAGCGGAACCGATGCGGCTTACAGTGGATACAGTAGTAATCTGGACGCATCGACCAAGCAATTGGAGTTTTTGGGGGCACATATTTGTACTGCTCAAACGACAGCAACGGTCCAGAAATGTCTGGTCGGGGTGTTCTTCCCGAAATCACGTTACTTAAATCTCGTGGTGGATAATCGCAGCGGGGCTGCGTTCCACAGCACCGACACTAATCAAGTCATTCGACTTATACCGCTCGAAGAAAGTATTGAAGAGTGATACTGCCAGCGTCTTATAGCAACGGATTCGCCCCTCGCGACGGGATGCCGCTTTATCCTTCGCTGTGGCGTGGTTGTGCCTTCGCGGCTGCACCATGCCTCGGGCCGACTGGGTTAACGCTGAGAGATTGGAGTGGATTTGGGAGACATGGCACGCTGACAAATATGGACCCAGGAACTGATTGGGTGGTAAGTCGAGGTAAGTACAATTTGGATTTTGATGCAACAAACGACTATGTGGTAACAGGGTCAACAGTATCGCTCGCGACAGTACATTCCGTTTCAGCGTGGTTTCGATGTGGTACAATGCCTTCTTTTTTCGACTACAACGCTGCATTTGGCGAGGCCGGTAGCACTAACACAAACCCAGTTGGCTTCACGTCAACGAAGGTAGTCTACACGGTGGGGGCATCCGCAATCGGCCCAACCAGAACATATGCTAACGGTGAAGTGTTGCATGTTGCCGTGAATCGCGTGGATACAGCAATCGAGTTTTTCGTCAACGGAAGGTCAATCGGCACTGGGACACTCCCAGATAATACATCATTTACCCTAAACCGGATCGGGGCTAGACAACTAGTCGCTGGGCTGTATTTTTCTGGTGGCATATTTGAGTCATTGTTTTACACTCGAACACTAAGCCCAAACGAAATCATGCTGCTGTCGCAAGGTCCGGGTGTGGCATTTAGTCTTGCCTCACGTCGCAGATCATCGTCCGCAGTAGCAGCTTTCAATCGTCGTCGTCGCCTACTTTTAGGATCAACATAATATGTGGGCCAAGCAATCTACAGCAGCGACACTGATCGTTGGGCCAATCCTTGACAGCACAGGGGCGGAATATGCTTCAGCAGTGATTGGGGATCTGTCAATCAGTAAAAACGGCGGCACGCTCACAGCGCTGGCCGCAGCAGCGACATTAACAGTGATCGCGAATGGCCAGTACACGCTTGTGATGACCACAGGTAATCTTGACACGCTTGGACGGTTGCAGATTACATGCAACAAGTCGACGTTTCAGATGCCGACTGTCGGGCTGGTTGTTGTGCCTGCGATGGTGTTTGATTCGATAGTGTTGGGTACGGATGTTTTGCAAGGTGATGTCACGCAGTTCGGTGGCACTGCACTGACAGCAGCGGCTGGAATCCCAGAGGTCAAGGTTGTGTCAATCGCGGCTAACGCGGTCAACGCTTCATCGCTCGCAACAGACGCCGTGGCTGAGATCCAGAGTGGGTTGGCGACACAGACCAGTGTTGACACGATCCAGAGCGACACGAACGACATTCAGACGCGACTGCCTGGAGCTTTGGAATCGGGCAGAATAGCAGCGGCACTGGACTCCACTGCTACTGCTGCACTGGTCGACCTGATCTGGGACGAGCCATTGACAGGTGCAACCCACAACGTCGCAACATCTTCTGGCAAGCGACTGCGACAGACAACAGCATTCCAGCAAATCGACTCAACTGTCATTGATGCTGCTGCGACCACAACCACATTCATCACTGGGCTCACATCGTCAGTCGATGATTTCTATAACGACTCGATGCTCGTCTTTACGGATGGAGCTTTGGCCGGACAGGTTCGGGCGATTTACGATTACATTGGTGCCACCAAGACGATTATCCTAGAAGAGGCGTTGACATCAGCACCAGTGAATGGTGTAGCCTTTGCAATTGTCTCGCTGCACATTCATCCTGTAAGTCAGATACAGAGTGGGCTGGCTACGGCTGCTGCATTGGCTACGGAGTCGACGAAAATCACAGCGATTGAGACATTCGCCACACGGGTCACGACTGGCCTTGTTGCGGATGGTGCGGTGTACCAGTTCACTGCCAACATGCTTGAGCTTGCTCCAAGTAGCGGTGGTGGTGCGGGCGATGCTTCTCAAGCCACGCTACTAGAAGTGAAAGCCAAGACAGACCTGATTGGTACAACATCAGGTATCAGTTCGTTACTGGCTGCATCTGTGCTCACTCCCGGAACCATCACTGAGTTCCCTGATACTCTCACGATTGGAGACTCCTACACGACTGCCAACGGTCGTTCTATCCAGATTCCAATTGTAGACACAGATGGTAATCAGATCTCGTCTACAGGCTCCCTGAACTTTGCTGATGCCACAGCAACCTTTGTCATCAAGCGTGCCAAGGAAACCGACAGCACACGGATCATCACAGGTACAGCAGCCTTCACAGACCCTGTAGGTACGGGAACATCAGGTGCTCCTTACGCAGTCGTACAACTTACTTCCTCAGAAACTGCTAAGGGGCTTATCGGTTACAAGTACTCAGGCGTACTGACCTTTACTTGGCCTTACGTCGGAACAGGTACTGACCCAGAAGTCATGTCGTTCGAGACAGACACCTTGCTTTTTGACAATTGAAGCAACTCCACCCCATGGACTTAGAACTCGAAATTGAACCTGCCTCCAGTTACATTCACGGTCTTTCTACGCTTCGCATTCCAGACCCAATCTACGAACACGATAAGATGATTGGTTGGAAATGGATCGAAGTAAAGATCGTAGATTTCCTGAAAGGCATCCCCGGATACGACCCATTCGTTACTGCCAAAGATTACTACTTTGACTGTGCTGAATGGGATCGTATCATCTCGTTCATCATCAACGAGTGTTGCTTCCCAGAAGGTGAGTTGACAGGACTGCCGTACATCCCTGAGAGATGGCAGTCAGTTATCTACGCCAATCTGTTTTGCTGGAAACATGAAGTAACGCATCTTCGCAGGTACCGTGAGTGCTTCATCTACGTCCCACGAAAGAACAGTAAAACGTCGTCATTCGGTGCCATCATCTCGTTGATCATGTTCTTCGTAGACAAGGAAAAACGAGCACAGTCATATTGCTGTGCCGCTGACGTAGAACAAGCGTCTAACAACTTCCGCCACTGCCAGTACATGATCGAGAACAACCCCAAGCTGATCTCCAGATTGCGAGAGAAGCGTGTCTTCAGGTCTACCCGTTCATTTGAGCATACCGATGGTGCCATCTACAAAGTCCTGTCCAGTATCGCAGACACCAAGCACGGACTGTCCCCCAACTTCGTCTACGTCGATGAAGTACATGCTCACCCGAACAGTGAGCTTATCGACGTTATGCTTACTGGAACTGCTGCCAGAACTCAACCTCTTGTATTATACACGACGACTGCTGATTATGACCGGCCTTCTGTCTGCAATAGTCTGTACGATAAAGCCAAGGCTATAGCTTCTGATAAGCAGTGGGAACCAACCTTCCTGCCAGTGATCTACGAAGCTCAAATCAATGACGACTTCAGATCAGAGAAGGTATGGCAGAAAGCCAACCCTAACTATGGTAAGTCCATTCGCAAAGACTACTTCGAACGACTGGTACGCAACGCTCAGGACAACCCTGTAGAACTTAACCGATTCCTTCGCCTCCACCTTAACGTACGCACCAAGACAGAGACAGCGTGGATTCCATCCCATATCTGGTCTTACGGTAACGCAGATCCAGAACTCCCACTACTCTCAATCGTAGCTATCAAGCAGTGGATGTCCGAGCATCCAACATGGCATAACATCTGTCTCAACCAGAAATTCTTAACGGCTACTTCGGTCGACGTGTACATTGGTCGTTACCAGTTATACTGGTCATGGTTCATCAAACAGATCGACTTCCTTAAAGATGAAGAGTGCTACGCTGGATTCGACAATGCTTCAGTGAAGGACATCGCATCGTTCAACATGTGGTTCCCTCGCTATGGTGTTATGCTCCACTGGGGCTGGTGTCCAGCAGCGTCTATCTATCAACGCTCACAGGAACAGAATCTGCCATATAGCCAATGGTGGGAAGCTGGAGTTATCAATGCAACATCCCCTCTGGATACCGTAGACGAGAACGCAATCCTTACTGCACTAATCGGAGATGATGGCAACAAGGGGATACTGGCACACTTCACAGGCTGTAGGGAAGTATGCTTTGACAGATGGGGTTCCCACCACGTCTACACGTCCCTCAAGCAGTATGGCTACCCTGCCCGTGCCTATCCTCAATCATTCCTCGGAATGAACGAACCATGCCGTCGTATGGAAGCTCTGGTCATGGATCACCAGTTCTTTCACGGTGGGCATCCTGTACTGGACTGGATGATCGGAAATGTAGTTATTATGCAAAGTAGGGATGGACAAATACGCCCTGACCGATCAAAATCCACTAAT